CTCATTTACAGTGAAATCTGAGTAGTTTTGGACATCCCAAAGTGACAAATCCCACTTATTTGCATCAGGATTGGTAGAATCATAAGCACCTGACTCCAAAGCGAAGTCATAGATACGAGCAACACCAATTTCCTTACCTGCTCTTGATTCTGGGTCAGATCCAACTCTCTCATCTCTCAGACTGAGAGTATTTGAGGTGTTAAATCCGATAGTTGCTGAACCATGAACATTATTGACTTCAAAAGTGGGTCCAAAACCAAAATTAATGGCTTGATTCTCCAAAGTCTTGGTTGTTCTGGGTTTTGGGACATCAACAAGGGTTGAAGAACGAATATCAACCTCATAACCCCTTACATATGCCTTACCAGGGGAGATTTTATAGACTGCGAGGTCATCTGAGGGAACATTTCCACTATAAGTGGTCTGTCCAGGGTTATAAATTCCTCTATTTCCCTCACCATCGTTCAAACAGTCACGAACAGTGGTCAGAAGCTCTTTTACATAGTAATGACCTGACTCATCGAAGGTTCTGCGAGCAAATTCATCACCAATGAAATTATAATCGGTATTATCGGTAACTCTGCGGAGTCTTCCACCTTGAATTTCCGCCAATTGGACGAAATTCTGGTCATCGAAGTCGTTTAGAGGCTTCGCAAACAGTGTTGCAGTGATTTTTAGGCGATCTGCGCCTGGTGCAGTGTAATTATTGAACCCTTTTGCGTTATCATTGAGTGTTGGGTCAGTTTCAGAGGTAATAATCTCCTCCAAAACGTTCAAACCAACCCTTGCATCAGGTGTTGTTGAATATTGACTCAGAATGAGAATTTGATCCTCTACATCTACAAAATAACCTCTGAGGAAGAAAACACCATTGCTCAGAGTGAAGGCAGAACCAGTAATTGGAGCACCTTGAGGTACTGTAGAAGCAAAACCTTCACCTGCAGAAATGAAAGTGGTTGCATAGGTGATTGCGGTGTCAGTTAGGAGAACTTCACCACTTAAAAATGTTTGTGTTGCAGCATCCGTTGCTGCAGAATTCTTATAATTCAGATAAAGAGTGAAATTTCCCCTTTCCGATTGCTCATTTGTGATATATGCAGCAACTGTGGCAGTTACACCAGAGGTTGCACCTGTGATTGTCTTTCCAACAATCTGATTAAGGTAAAGTTGAACAGGGACACCAAGATATTCTGCTTGAATCTGGATTCCGTAGAAATATTGCTCATAAGACGTGCCACCAGGAATGACAGCAGCACCCTCCTTGAAGAGGTGATTGCCCACATCTTCAATCTGGTTCTGAAGAATTGACTGTAAAGTCGTTAATTCTCGTGCCTGAACAGGATATCCAGGTTTGAACAGGACCTTATAGTAGTTACTCGTTGGTTCAAAGTCGTCAAAATAAGGAGCAACGTTGAGATTAGTTTCCTGTGGCATGATTTTTTAGAACTGCAAGATGATTTTAACGTCTTCTTTCTGAGAGGCACTTCTGGTTACAGATGGCCTGTTGTCAACATAAACGATGTTTCCAGAATACTTCTTGACTTCTGGTTCAGCCAGACCAGACACAAATGTCTGTCCCAGGTAGTATGTTCTGTTATTTATTACTGTAGAAACACCTTGGAAACCAGTGTCAATACCCAAACTAACACTGCCTCCACTAATAATCAGACTTCCACTGTTTGGAGTTGCTGTGAAACGATTTTCCCTGAATCCATAAGTTGGATCTGAGTTTTGAGTGCCATCGGAGTTGAAACCACAGTTGGTTCTGTCCTGCCAATACTTCAAAACACCAGTTGTTTGGTCATAAGAAACAACTCTACCCACTGCAGTTGATCCAACACCCACAGTTTGGGTCACATAAGCATCAGCAGTGAAGGTTGCCTCACTGTAACCAGCACCTGTAAGGCGAACTGCATAAGTTGCAGATGCTTTATCAGTGGTCAAAATGGTGTTTGTTCCCTCTGCTTGAGGATTTTCGATCAATCCGACTCTTGCAAACTGATTTCCAGTGATAAAATCAGGATTTTCGGTGTCATTTTCGAATCTGGCATAAGTTAGGACGTTATATGCACCCAATTCACGGTAAATATCAGCTCCGTGACCGCCATTTGGAGGAATAATTACGTTAAAAACGGGCTCCGTGGTTCCCGTTGGGACTCCACCAGCTGCCAAATCCAAAGTTCCAAAGGTATATCCTGATCCACCATCAGAAATAGTGACAGAATCTACTTTTGAGTCATTATCAATGACAACAGTTGCTTTTCCACCCTGTCCATCACCCAAAATGGGGACATTTAGGTAAGTTGAGTTAGCAGTTCCAAGTCCAACACCACGATTTTTGATGGTAATGATCTTCAATTGACCACTTGTTCCAGCATTATTTCTTACGGCAGCATCATCGGAGTTACTATTCCAGTTATTTGGGGTTGGAATGTAACTTGTGGAGTCAAATTTGATTGCTTGGGATGGTTTGATGGTGTAAAGATATTTCCAAATGTAACCATCACCACTGGAACCAGCAGCTCTTGGTTCCAAATCAGTGAAAGTTGGTTCATCCAGTGAAGGACCACCTTGATAATTGTTCTCAGGAGTAGCGTTATTAAACAAACAGATGTAAACTCTGTAATCAGAGTTCATTACATAGAAGTTTGCATCATAAATGTCAAAAGAACCCGATGGTTCTGATGGATTTGAACGACTAATGTCGTTTCTCCACATATCGTAAGTGGTTCCAGATGCCCAGGTAATCTTTCTCACAACCTGAGCAACATCACTCGAGCTGATCTTTTTCAGAGCCAGCATCGTGTCATAGTAATCATTCGCCTGATCCAGGTTATCTTTTGGAGCAGGGGGATCTGAATCCCAAGTTGACGAGTAATCCGTCGCATTGGGAAGACCAATGAATGTGTAATAAGAATTTGAAGTGGACTGGACTCCAGCAACAAAATTCTTAGCATTCAAAATACGAAGTTGGTCAGTAATTATTGCTGCCATTTGTGGAAAGTTTTTCTTTATTTAGTGGTGTTTTAGGCGGTTGTATAACCAACTGCCTTGAGTGGGTTATAACGAGTAATCAAACCAGAGGTAGAAATACCACTTACGCCATCATCACCATAGAAATTGTAAGATTGTGAAGAGTTTTCCATGGTGATCTTACCCCAACTAAAGTCACCCATGTAAGGTGCAGTTGTGTAACCAATGGATCCTGAGTTGTCAACATTCACAAAGATTCTTCTTGAAGTTGTTGCTCCAACTCCAGCGATTGAGATGGTGTTATCTTCAAAAGAAACAACTTGATAAACACAATCCAAAGCAGTTGTTGCAATGCCAATGTGACCACCTGCTGTGTTTTGGGAAGCAAATGTTCCACCAACAGAGAGGTTTGTGTTTGTAACAACCAAATAATCACCTGTGGAGATTCCACTGATAGAAGTGGAACCAAGTCCAACGAAACTGTAATCTCTGATTACAGAATCCAAAGGAACAAAAGTATCAAAGTAGAACTGACTTTGTGAACCAGAAGTTGTGGTTCCAACTCCAACAACAATACCAAAGTCTCCAGAGTAATCTGTAACCGTGAGAGTGTCGGTTACAGTAACTGGTGATTCAATCAGAACTGCGGGTGCGACTGAAGAATAACCAGTTCCAGGTGAGGTCACCGTGATAGAACCGACTGTTGAACCACTCAGAACCGCTGTTCCTGTTGCTCTTTGTGTTGTTCCAACACCAACAGGAGTTGAAACTGTAACAGAAGGGGCAACTGTATAACCAAAACCAGCAGTTGTGACCGTGAAAGCGGTGATTGTTCCTGCTGTTGAAACTGTTGCTGTTGCGGCAGCTGCAGTCAAAGTGTTCTGTGAAGTTAGAACGATCTTCTCTTGATAGGAAGCATTTGATCTATCGAGTTCATTGAACTGATCAAAGATTGGAGTCACATTATCAACATATGCGACAGTTGAACCAACACCAACTGGTTGGAGAAGATATGCTGCACCAAAGATGTTTGGTTCATAATTTTCTCTGTCCTTAGCAACGGGTTTGCCGTCAATGATCTTATCAACGGTCTGACGACACCAGATAACTGGTCTCTCAAGTGTGTTATTCTCAGTTATACCAGGTCCTCTGTATGGATTGGTTTCAGCAGTGTCATTTGTAACAACTTCTGTTACTGTTCTTGGATCTTGATCAAGATCTTCTTTTTGTCCTCTTGATGGATCATTCTCAATGTTGAGGATGTCACCTTCTTTAATGTTATTCAAGATTTCTTCAACAGGAACATCAATTGGCATTGTTCCTCTGTAGAAGAGGATGTGAGAAGAATCTCCAAGTTGAGGAGCCTCAGAGAATGTGATATGACTTCCTCCCTCAAATGTGTATGCAACAACTGGTTGTTGCAGGATGTCATTGATAAAGACCAACAGATTGTAATCAAGGTCAATGGGTCCACCAAAATCAGTCTCAATTGAGGTTACGATTCCAGCAACAGACATTGGGAACTTTCTTCTGGTTCCATCAAACAGAGAATCCAAAGAATCCATAACCTGAAGTGAACCAATTGTCCACCCATTAAAGGAATCATTGTAAATTGACTCAACAGTCAGTTGGAATTCTTCATAGGTCTTGGTAGTGTCAGTTGGAATTCCGACAGTTCCACCGATTGCAACTGTAAGGATCTCATCATTTCCATAATTGAATCCAGTTTGAGTGATTGTGAAATCAATAACACTGGAACCCTGACCAACAACAATATCAACCTTTGCGTCAGTTCCAACGCCAGCAGTTGTAACTCCACTATAAACCAGAGAAAGGTTGGTGTAACTCAGAGGAGCATCAATAACGACTTCTGGTGGGTTAGTTGAGGTGTAACCAGTCCCAGGATTGGTAATTGCAATACTCACAATATGACCACCACTGATCGCAGCAGTTCCAATGAACTCAAGGTTCACATTTCCTTCACTGGAGGTCTGGACACCAACATTTACAACTGTCTGAATTCCTGATCTGTATCCAGAACCAGTTCTACCAATTGCGATAGAGGAGATTGTTCCAGCAGTAGACACAACTGCTGTTCCACCAGCAGCGACAAGAGGTTGGAAACCAAATCCCTGGGTCGATCCAACAGAAATAATTCTTCCTCTGAGTGGAATATTAGTTTTGTTGGGATCATAACCATCCTGAACACCATTTCCTTGGAAGGTGATTGTGGTAATCCCACTTCCTTCTGCCAAAGTGTAAGCGTTAGTTACGGTTGAAGAACTTGGTTGTTGGAAGATACCATTAAGAATGAAGATTCCATTATAAGTTGAGTAACCAACAGTGTTTGCATCACTTTGCTGAAGAGTAAACTCACTTCTAATTCCAGTGAATTCCTGTGAAATGTCATCAAACACATAGTTGTTTGAATATGTTTCACTTGAGGATCCAACAGGAGCGGTTCTTGTGAAGACTCTTCCCTGGAAAGTTGAGTTTGTTGTAATTCCAGTCCAATCTCTATAATTTGGATTACCTGTTGTTGTGCTGAGTGGTGTCTTGCCTTCAGCAGGTCCAACAAAGTTGATTGTGCTTTCGGTGATATTGTATTGTCCAACAAACTTTTGAATTGTTGTTCCAGCAGTGTGTGGGACCGTTAATGAACCCATCTGACCTCTCAGAACTTGAAGATCTGTTGGGTTATCGCCACCAAGACCAGTGACAATCATGTATTCCTGATCTACAAGAATAATATCATCTGCATAGAATGATGTAATTCCAGTTGTTTCCAAAGTTGGTCCAAGAATCACATCAGCATCTAGTGTTGAGTAAATGTTAGTCTCTGAAATTGGAGACTGAATCATATTATCGATAGCAACCAAACACTTGGCATTTTGATTGGTCGAAGTAATGCTATGAGATTCACCAACCCCAACTGCATTGATCAGAAGAACTTCTGGAGTTGCTTTCAGAGCGTTTTCAGCAGTTGATGCAAACTTGATTTCGTTTGCAGATGCCTTGACGACATAAAGATCCTGAGGAAGAAGAGTTGTTGATCCAATTCCAGGAACGGTTGCCGTTTCAATTCCAATCGGAGTCGTTCCATAACCATAGAAGACTCTTTCACCAGTTACAAAGAAGTGATCATTGATTCTAACCGTTTGTTTTGTTACATCGACAACGGAAGAAGAACTACCATCAAAGGATCTCTTGAAGATATCAAATCCACCAGATTTCAATCCAAATGAACTGGTAACATCCACTCTGGTTCCAACATAACCCTCACGCAAACTCTTGATCTGAACGAGACCGTTATCATAAGTTGTTGCCTCACCGTTGTTGTTGAATTCTTGTAGTGAGATGGCAAAGGTCTTAACAGTAACTGCTGAGTTTGGATTTGGTGTAAATGTTAGATCAACTGTTGTGCCAACGGTCTGTGCAACCCCAACTGTTCCGACACCAGAGACAGTTTGGACATTACCAAACTCAATAATTTGTTGTTGATTTGAATCATTCAGAATCACACACTCAAACATTTCATACTCAGAATTGGTTGTGTCTGAAGCAGAAACAACAAAATAGGTGGCACCATAAGGATTGTCATAAGATGCAACTGTCACAGGAACAGGACTTGCATCTGCCGCAATAGACGCTGTAGTAGATTTCAGAAGTGAAGTCTCAAGAGCAGTTGAACCAATACCAGTTCCTGTCGCTGCGATGGCAACAACAGAAGAATTAACGGTCATTGTCGTCAAACCAGAAGTTGGAGTGAATTCAACAATCAGGTTACTTCCATCGATGCGAGAATCGAAAGTTCCAACTCCAACAAACAGAGGATCATCACTGGTAACCATATCACCATATTTCAACAATGAAACATCTGTTCCATCGTGAATAATATTCAATTCTTGACCAGATGCTTCACCATTCTGATCTTCAGTCATCACAAGGACTTTAGCACTTCTGTAAGTGTTAGCAATCGAAACAATGGTGGTCGTAATTCCTGGAGATGCCTCTGTTGTGGCACTGGCAACCATAACAACATTGCCAAAGAAATCATCTTTCTCAACAACACTGTTACCAAAGATGTTGAATGACAGGGTTGTGATGTCATAACTGTTGTAAGCAAACTGTTCAGGATAGAAATAAAGATCCCAACCAGTCGCCGTGTCGATTACATCGAAAGTTCCCAACTCATTGTTGATCTCCATCTTTGCATATTCTTGAATGTAGTTATTAACACCCTCTTGGTTAACAACCACAATGGAGAATTGTCTTTCGTCAGTGTCTGTTGTGTCTTTTACATAAGTGAAGAATTTGTTGTAGACTTCAGCATTTGTGAACTCATCAATAACAGCAAAGTTGGTGGTTCTTTCATTACTTTGGAATTGATCACTAATATCATCGATTGGAAGAACTCTATTTCCAACTGCATTTGCGTAGTCCTTGATAACTTTATTGCTGAAGATAATATCAGTTGAAACAACATCGTTGCCAATGTTGATTGTTTCTTCTGCAACCAAATCCCAATCATACTCACAATTCAGACTTGCTTCACCAACAATATCAACAACTCTCTCAACATCAGAATCAAATGTCTGAACAATCGCTCTGGATTCCTCTTCTTTGGAAATGATGTCCAGATCAGCAAACTTGGCAAAACCAGCAGTGTGATCCAGAGCACTTACAGGATCATTCCAGGTATCATAAGGAATGGTGGAGTTCAGTGAATAGGAGAAGTTCTGATAATATTCATTGTTTGGCAGTTTCTGAAGATTATCATTCAGGAAACCAGAGTTGGTTTGCCATCCGTCAACAACAGTAGCGCCTGCACCAGTTAATGTTTGTGAGTTGAAGTTAACCTTGGTTTCAACAATGGATTGTGTGCCAGAAGAACGACCAATGATCTTACTTCCGACATTAAATTCACCAGAACTTGAAACAATTAGTTGTTCTGTTGTACTGTTCCATCTTTCAACTCTTCCAGTCAAACCATCTACATTTACAACTGTTTCACCAACTAGATAATCATTGGTCTTAAGAACAGGAGTGTAAATTGGGAAGTCTTGGGTGTTAACAATTCTACCGTAAGAGTTGTCAAGATCAAGGTTTCCTGGAATCTCACCATTTTCAATTAGACCAACCAAACTGTAATCAACATAAGGTTTGACAGAATCGAGTTTCTTATCGAATCCAGTAACTTCGAAGAAAGTGTATTCATAATCTGAAGAGTTATAACCAACTCCAGTACTTCCAACACCAACACTCAGATTTTCAACCAGAACTTTAGAACCAATTGGGAAATTAAACTGATCTGCTTCTGCTGTTGTGAAGTTCCTATCAATGTATGCTCTTACAACCTTTGTTGAATTGTCATAGGAAACAGAGGCAATTCCAAGACCATTTGAGTTGTTGACTGGAATAATTCTTGGGTCAACATTATACATTCCAGTGGAATTGTCAATGATCTCAACTTCTTCATCTCCAAGATCATAAGCAAGATCCAATCCAGTAACAATCTTTTCTGAGTAACCATCAATTACAACCAGATTTGGAGCAACCAGATAATTTCTACCTTGAGAAGCAATTCCAATTGACTCAAACGAGGTCAGTGACTCAACTTTCAGAACCTCAGGAAGATTAGAAACAACACGAACTGTTGGGTCTGATGGATAATCAAAACCAATGTTATTGAACTTGGTTTCAAGAATCTTACCGATATTAGTACTCTCTGGTCTTACAATAGCACCAGTTCCAGAAGCACTTCTAACTGAATTAATTCCTGGAAGAACTTTATATCCAACACCAGGTCCATCAATCCTGAACTTAGTAATACTACCAGTAACATTCTGGGAGTTGGTTTCATAAGTTGGAACAGAATTGATGTAATTGTATTCAGTTACTGAAGAGGTTTCTGGAATATCATATTGGAATGTAGTTGTTCCAATTCCAGCAATAACGTGTCTTCCATCAAACGGTGACAGAACAACGTCAATTTGACTGTGATTTGGTACATTTGAGTCAATAGAAATTTCTTTCTTGACATCGGTGATAATGCTCTCGTTATCAATATCAAACTTGTAAAAGAGTTGATTAGGAACATTATCAACAAATTCAAGTTGCAAACTTGCATCGGCATCAATGCCAGGTTTTCCAGTTTTTACAACTTGGAAAGAAGTTGAATCTGGAGTCTTGAGGAACAACTGATCATAAACTGCATCAGTATACAGATTCATATCATAAGCAGAGTATCTGATACCATTCACAACAAATGAGAGCGATGAATCAGATAGATCAAATTTCAGTGTGTTATTCTTTGTGATATTAACTGCTGGATTAATCTTAGAAAGTGTTCCAGCAGAAGCACTTGTCAGATTGACAAACTTTGGATCCAGAGAAGACAATTCAAACTTATCGGAAACCAATCTGATTCTGTTTTCCTCGTAAGGAATGATATAATACATTCCCTCATCAACCAAACCACCAGAAGGTGAAGTTGATGTGTGGATTACTCTATCACCAAACTTGAATGGGTTGTTTGAGATTGTGATGGTGTCAAGAGTTGTGTTGACATCACCAGCGGCAAAAGTTTGAGGATCAAATACGATTCTTCTATTGTAATCATCATACTTGACAGTTACGGTTGTGATTCCTGTTGGCTTCACAGTCATATAGACAGCATCACCCTTTTGGAGAGTGTGAGTGGTTGCTGTAGCGACAGTAACAATGTTTCTTGATACCTTACCAGACAACACACTAGTGAGATCTGTGGTGAAACTGTGAGTATTCCCACTTCCAACATTAGTGAAGTAAACAAGTCCAGTGTCAGTGCCAACACCAGTATAACCACCAGTGGAATTCAATCCTACTTTGTTGGTTCCAAATCCAACAAAACTCTCATTGAATGGAACAGCATATAATGGTGAATAAAGTGAAAGACTTGTATAAGCACTTCCTGTCTGTCCATTCCAGATCTGAATGGAGTCACCACCATTGGTAGCATAGAAGACTCTATCATTCAGTTTCAGTCTATGACCAGGAATGTAAACCTGTTGTGGTTCAATAAAGACTTGAGTTTGACCAACACCAGGGTCACCAAATGTGATGGTGCTTCCCAGTCCAGTTCCTATAGCAGTTCCGATTGCAATCGATTCAGCGGGATCAAAATAAAGTTCTCTGTTAATTGGGAAAGAGAAATCAGTTCTAATTGCACCAACGTTGATGGTGAACTTTCTGGGATCTTCATAAAGAACACTTGAACTGGTGTAAGCCACACCCGTGGTTCCTTCTTCCTCACGACGAACTCTAAAACGACCAGTTCTAGAGTCAATGTTCAGAACTCTAACTTTTTCCTGATCAATGGTTAGAATATCATTTTCTCTAACGTGTGAGTTATCAAACGCACCAGAAACATAGAAGTAAGTAACAATACCAGTTGCTCCAGCAGTTCCAACACCAAGTGTTAAAACAAAGTTATCACTTCTAACACCAACAGAATAACTTCCAGTGAATCCATCATAATAAGTTGAAACACCACTGATGTTTACAACATCATTGTTGAGGAAGTTGTGTGGTTGAGTGGTGAAACCAATGAATCTATTCTTAACAACTGTGCTTCTTGTAAATTCAACGTTGGAGAAAGAAGTTGTAGCAAGACTCACAGTGTCAATCTTGTTACCAAGAACTCTATCAACCTTGATGTCAGCAAGTCTTCCGCCCGTTCCCTCATTGTTGAAATCGATCTTATCGCCAACTTTATATCCTTGACCACCAGTCAGGATTCCAATGTTTTCAATGGTTCCATTGGAGGTTGCTGAAACCTCCGTAAGTTGCTTAACAACCTTTGTCGAATCAAACAAATAGTTGTAATTACTTCTTGCACTATTTGTGTGATAAGAAGTTGTTTCTCTAAACCACCCATTATCCTGAACAGCATAATCGGTCTGATTAGAAACAGACTTAAAGTTGAATTGATTTGGTTCCGAATGATAAGTATTACCAATCAAATATGGGAATTGTGGTTGTCTGTAATTCTGGAAAGGTCCAGAAGAATCAATAGTGTCACTAATGGTTGTGAAGTAAGCATACACACCCTTTGGATAGTCTGGAGTGATGCAGAAACGACCATTGTGATGATCCAGGTCACCATTACCAGTGTAAATGTAATCCTCAACAAAGAATCCATTCACCCAAGTACCAACGGGTGGTTGGTTTCCTAAATCAAGTCCAGCGATGGGACCCAATTCATAACCAGAAACCATTCTTCTAATATCACCACTACCATCAGGATTAGCGAATCCATAAGGACCATAGATTGGATTTCCATCATATGCCCAACCAATGATTGGAGAGTGGAAAGCACTTTCGGTTTCGGAATTGTTTCTGGTTGTCAGATCTTGGATTCCATAAACGGTATTATCGCCACCGTTGCCACTAATTCCATAAACAGACTCTCTCAGTGGACGAGGAGCATAAAGTGCAGAATACTGTAGTGATGTATTGTTGATGTTTGGAATTAAGAAACCATCATCAGATTTGATGTTATTGAATCTCTCGGTGAAAAGGTTGACGGTCCAGTTTCTGATGTTTGCAACAGCACTTGCACCAGATCCAGCAGGAGTTACCGTGACAAATGTGTCACCTTGACGATACCCAGCTCCGCTCTTAACTACCTTGATATTCGTAATCTTGCCACCACTTATTTCTGGAGTTAGAACAGCAAAATTACCAGAACCCGAAATCGTCAGATTCGGTGGAGAGTTGTAACCATATCCACCATTATTGATAACAACCTCAACGATCTTACCGTTGCTGATCACTGGGGTCACATTAGCCTGTGCACCATTCACAAATGTGATTGATGGTTGTCTGTCAAAGTTGATGACTTCAGAAGAACCATAACCAACACCATTGTTAGAAACATCAAATGCGCTGATGGGTCCTCTAAAGATTGGTTGAACAACAGCATTGAAATCTTGACCAGTTCTGGTGGAAACGCCTGTTATGCCATCAACTCTTACTGAAATTGGTTTGTAATTGAAAGAACCACTTCCTTCGCTTTGAATGTCAACCTGGATAGAATTGTTATAGAAATAATCAACAGCTGTTGATCCAACACCAACCTCAGTTAGTGAGAATGCATCATCATTAATCTTAACGACATAATAGTCTTTGGTTGTGGAAAGACCAATAACATTTGAACCAGTATATTTGATAATCTCCTTTGATTCGTATCCGTGGTTGAGGATATTGAACTGATTAAGAGCGGTGTTGATTCCTGTATTAGCAGGAATGTTTCTCTGGTTATTTTCATATCCAGAACCAGAATTAGAAACAACAATATCAGAAACAATTCTCTTCAATGAAAGAGATCTCAGACTCTGAGTTCCCGAACCATAAGAAGTAAGTGAAACGGTGTTGATACCGAGAACTGAATCGGACTCGGTGTTGTGAAGTTTGACTGTCGAAGAATCTACAACAGAAACGTGATATTGTGCGCCAGTGCTAAGACCACCAACACCAGTTTCACTATCGGTCACATAAATGACTTTCTCATTATCTCTAAACTTGTGGAAGGTGGAGAAACCAATTGTGTTATCAGTCAGACTGATATCTGTGGAGTTAATATCAGCAATAAAACTTACAGAATGCTGAACAGAAGTCATATTGACTCTTGCCACAGCACCAGAACCATTACCACCACTGATTTCTACAGTTGGTGTTCCTTGATAATCAAAACCAGGATCAATGATTTCAATTCTTTGTAGGGAACCTGTGACAGAACAAGTTCCTGTTGCACCAACACCAACTTCATCACTAATGTGAAGAACTGGAGGATTGATTACATCATATCCACTTCCGCCACTTGATGGATTGATGGATTGAATCTCACCATATCTGATGGTATCTCTCGACTTATAGTTGGTAATTTCAACACCATTGACCAAAATACCAATATGACCGAACTCTGTAGTGTAGGTTCCAGGCTCTGGTGAGGGGGAAGTAATTTCTCTGTAAATGGATTGTGGACTTACGTTCTTTCCGTAGAATTCATAGAAAGTAAGAACATTGTCTTCAACATTACCATTGAGCAGAACAAATTTACCAGCAAAGATGTCTGATTTACTTCTTGCAAAATTAACAGTATCGGAATCAACTCTATTGATGTAGAACACACCAGCATTGACACCTGCAAACTTACTCTCAGTCTCTGTTACAACCTTGATTCCATCAGGTGTGGTTGTTGTAGTTTTTGTGACACCTGGTTGGTAGTAAACTGCCTGCCCAGTGTAGAAACCGTGATCAGGAATAATGATGTTATAATCATTATTGAATGAACCACTAAAAGTTTTGGTTCTATTGTCAGGATTAGTTTCTTTGTTTACATATCTGGCAATCGAGTTGGATGAAACCAGAGCATCACCATTGAACTTTGCATATGTGTTTTGAACATTGGCAAAGAAATCATTCAGTTGGGTGTAATCAGTTGATCTTCCTTTGAGGATCTGGTTCTCAACCGTATAAACAACGTCAGTGTCAACTGCATTTGTGAGTCTAACAATAACAGAAGTTGCAGAAGTTACTCTCAGGACGATTGCATTGGTAGATACCGAAGTTACTGAACTGATCAGGCTCAAATTGTAACCAGGTCTAAACTCCTGAGAATCAAAGGTAACAATCTCATAGGTGTTTGTTGATGAGTCAACCAGTGAGATGGAAGAAACATCCCAACTTGTTTTATTGTTATAGAACCAGTTCTTTGAGGATTCATAAGGAGATTCATAACCAAGAGATTGGATGTTAATGACATCACCCTGGCGATAACCATAAGTATCACCCTCTGTCTTGAATTCTTTTAGAGTTGAGGAAATTCGAACTCTGACTTCATTAGAAGTGTCCAGACCAACATAACCATAGGAGTAATCATCAAAACGAATGTCAGTCTTTTCGTTGATCTGATAATCAACTCCACTTACGTTCAGGAATTGTGTTGATGATTTGTCACCATAAGAAAGATTGATAATGTTATTATCCAGGTCTCTAGTAACCAGATATCCAGTTTTGGCAAATCCAACTGTGGAATCAACATCAAGGATGGTTGTTCCTGCACCAACTGTGTTCAGCAGTTTGGTTTTGGGATTGACTTGGAACTCACCAAAGATGGTACCATTTACATCAATGTCTCTTTGATATCCAGTATCAATACTGATTTGGTAATATTGTCCCTCATCATAATCGATGGGAATAACATTGGTGACAGAACCTCTTGCTTCTGTTGATTTCTGGAACAGTGTCAGGTTTTTTAGGTCAAGTGGATTACCTTGGATAGTCTCAACAACGAAATCCAGAGTTACCTTGTAATCTGCATTGGATGGACGAAGAAGAAACTCACTTGGGCGAATGACATCAACATTTACACCATAAAGTGCTTGGAACAGAATCTTGAATGACTCGTCTGTTCCTTTTGAGTTATAAAAACTGTCCAGACCAAAAACAAAGTTTCTTTGGTCCAGTCCCGAATAAAGTGTTCTCTCTGTAAATCCTGGAGCAAACTGATACTTAATTTTCTTGAAGAACTGCTGAAGGAACAGGATGTTCAGATTACTGATTGTGGCACCAGCGGTGTGCTTATCTGCCTCTGTTTCTTCAAATACCAGCTGGTCGGGGGTGTTAGACCCAGTGTAACTTGTAACCCCACTGAAACCCCTTGTACACCCCTCAAACGTGCTATCTGTCTTATACTCATAATGAATGATCTCATTGTCAATTTTGATGAGACCGTTATTTTCAGGGAAACCGTAAGTGAAGTTGCCAGAAACATCAGCAGTAATGGTTCTGTCTGTATAAGAAACATTAGATGCCAAAACAGTCGAGTTGGTCAAATCGAACAACTCATCAACCTTGACATATTGATCCAGGTTTTGGATCAAGTCATATGTTGCTCCCTCAAATTCTTGAGAAAGATAATATTGTTGTAAGAAATCACCAAGCAGAGGAAAATCTTCCCTAACATAAGTGGGAAGTTGACTCGCAATGATATCCTGAATCTTTACTCTATCTGCTGCCATTTCTTACTTGAATGGTTTTTATTATTTACTATGGTTTTTAATAGGTCGTTGTGGAAATTTGAACTCCCCCAGAAACCGATAATGTCGCTGTGGTACCAGTTGTGGTGGTTCCAGTCGTAGTGGTTGTTGTCTCAACTTGAATTGGACCTCTTACCAGACTTCCATTGCTATAACTAGAAGAAACAATGTAATTACTTCCAGAAACATCATCCCCAGAATCGATCCCATCAATAATTGTGTTGATGGTTACATTGGAGGTATCAAGTTGAAGATAAAGATCCTGAAGACCGATCACATCATTAGAGTAAGGTGTCGCTGAGATCTCAATCACAGGTTGTCCTTTATTGACAACTGTGGAAAGAATCTTGATTGGGTTGAGTTTGATCTCACCTTTGATGTAATCAATTGTTCCAATCCCACTCTTGAGAATAACAGGCTCAGTTGGAGACTTCAGTTTGAACAGGAAGATGGTTCCTGTTTTTTGATCCATGTTTGGATTATCACCAAAGTAAACGGTCTGACTGAAACCACTTACATTGAAACCAGAAGACTTGATGTTGTAACCGATGATCTTTCCATCAGCAACAGCAGAGTGACCGTGGTTCTTGATGTGGAATCTGTTACCATAACAAATCTCATACTCAGCGAACTGATTCAGTTGTGCTGCCATGTCTCTTCTCATATCAACAGTTGTGATGTTAGAGGTGATGGCCTCATGACTGTTGTCAATCACATTCTGATACTTGGAGTACTTGAATCTCGCACCAAACTTATTCAGTTGTGACGAGTTAGCATAGTTGACAATGTTCTCTGAAACGATTGATTTCACAGCACTTCCAGAAGAAGCAAGATTGCTGTTATAGTAAACACGACTGTTCGACTCAAGATAAAGATACTTGAGGTCAATGATTTCAGTAACAATGCCAGCAACAGAATATTGTCTCAGTTGTCTCTGAAGATTCTGTTTGATATCACTGGCAAGATAAACACCATTGTAAGGTTTGATGCTGATAAACACCTTACCATAAGCAGGTGGATTAAGTTCTTCACCACCAAAAGCAGAAACTGATTCTGCTTCAGGATAAACCTGAGGAACAACCGCTTCATAATCAGCAGATGTTACCGCTCTGTTTTGTGAAGCGTAAATCTGTGGAGCATACTTTCTTACAGAGTCTGAACTCTCAATTGCTGTTCCACCCTGAGCAGCAGAGTTAGTTGCAAGGAGGGAAACACCACGAGTGACAACTCTTCCCTCATTGTCAATGAGACGACCAGCATAAGTGAATGCTGAGATACCATTTGCATCTGCACCGTTACAAGTGATGTAATTTGCAGTCACATAATTGGGTTCTTGTAATGCTGTACCAAATACACCATCACCAAAAAGAAGCTCATATCTCTCTCCAGGAGACTCCTGAAGGTAGTAGACAGTGCTTGTAGGGGTCACACCCACCAACGAGTTGAATTGTTGATATGTGCGACTTACAGTGGACTGCTCTGACTCACGAACTATAACTTTAAGTCTGGATGTGTCAATTCCACTATTGGTTAGATAGTATCTTTGATTTGGATTACGGGAACTCACTGACCAGTTTTGAGTTACATAAGTTCCCTCATAGATGTTGACATTATTGAAGAAAGCAATTCCAGTTGAATCAACAGGAACTGTGATGTCATCAACGATAGAAAAGATGTAAGAGTTATTATTGAACTTCTTATTACTCAAAGCAACGATACCAGCCTTGAGTGTCAGTGTAACTGCATCAGTCCCAGATGCATCTACAGAGAAAGAGATATTAGCCACAGCTGATTTTCTTGACTTAGGAACGTACCCAATGTTCCTAGCCAGAGAAACCACATTCTCCCTTAGAGTTGCGCTATCAAGAAACACCTCATTCGTCACCATGTTGGCGTTGTATGAAGTGATGTAAGTGTTATAAGCGAGAGCGTCTACGATTGTTGAGAGGTTCGATCCCTCAAAATCATAATCAGTAAAGTTTGAGTTCGCCTTCAAGTAGTCACGGATCGACTGCTTGATCTGATCAAAGTTTACGTTGCTAAAATTAACTAACGGCATTTTACCTGTTGGGTTCTAAGGCAAAGGTGAGTTGTTGTACAGGTACATCAATACCAACGATGTAATATGAAACAGTGACATGAAACTCATAGGAATCATAGTCTGCTGAAACATCAACCTTATTCAGACGAACACGAGGTTCATAAGCATTGATGGTATATTCAATTTCAGACTTGATTGATTCAGCAGTCAACTGATCAAAGTTCTCAAACAATAATGCTGAGACATTCGAACCTACATCAGGTTGGAAAGGTTTCTCTCCAGGAACCGTTAGCACCAGATTCTTGAGAGCACGAGCAATCGCGTTCTCATTCTTCAGAGCAATCAAATCATCATTCAGAGGATTAATCTGAAAAGATGCACTAATATCTTTAAAACCCTGACTGGTTCTTTGTGCAGGTTGAATTGGCACAGAAGTACTTACAACAATTCAACCTTATTTAGAAGGCTAAAACTCGGTTAGAGGAATAGGTTCTGTACCATATTCCCAATCATCATAGTCTTCTTCGTTACGAATCTTCTCGTGAAGTTCGTTCTGATGGAAGAAGTCGTGTTTCTTAGGAGTGTGCTTGTCGTTAGCAATCTCACGAAGCATCTTCTGATGCATGTGGTTGCCCTCGTTATCTAAAAAGTCGTGCATGGTGCTTCCTGATTTACAATGAAATCAGAACTTTTTAAGGGGTTCCTATCCCTTTAGTAATTTATGTCCTTGTAGAGATTTGTTTTCTCTTCCTCAGTCTGCCAATAGTAATCATCTGTGTCACCAAGTCTTCCCCACCTTACACCACACTCCACCTGATACTCAATGGTCGAAACCTTGAAGTCAGGAACCAATGGTTCTTCAGGAGTGATGGACAGGTCATACAGTCTCATTCTGTTGTTAGGATACAGAGCAAACTGTCCGTTGTCCAACTCAACACAGTTATGTGATTTGTGTTCCTGTGGAATCTCAGAGACACTGTAATCAATTACATCTGGGTTTGCATGGTAATTGTCAAGAGTGAACAGATACTGACCCTTGAGGAAACCATGATCACGAGAAAAGACTTCGGCATCCATTGAAGAGATGAATGCCTTATTCATACAAGTTACTCCATAATCCATACAGTTCCAGAACTGCAGGTTAGGAAGATCCAAGTCTGGATCTGGAGTCTCTGGAC